CTTCTGTTTATAACGTAGGACTTCAGCATGTTGGAGCATATCAAGTTTCTGGTCGACCTTGGCTCAAATGGTATTCTGCAAGTGCTGGAGAAATTAAACTATTTGAGTTTCCAAATGTAACAAGTAAAATAAACATTCAGAATTTGACTGCTGGTCAAGATCTGCAAGTTGCATTTGCTGAACCTAGGAGAGCCTTGAATTTCATAGGTTCGCCAACAACATATTACACCTCAGACTTATCCTCTCTTGCGTTGTCTGAAGCAACTATTTCTATCTGGCTAAATGTAGAGACCATTTCGACAACTAGGGTTTTTGAATTAAAACATTCTACCAGTTCGTCAACAAGAATGCAAATTCACAGTATATCTCCAGATGAGATAAGATTCTTTGTAGATAATACACCGGTGATAACTACAGCGCCATTTAATTTCTCAAATAATGAGTGGGTCAATATTGTATCTACGATAAAGACTGGGGAATCAAAATTGTTTATAAACGGACAACAAATAGGAAATACTAACCTTAGAGCGTTTACGAGCACTTTAAATACTTTAAACTTAGGGGCAGATACTATAAATTTTGACGGCGTTTACGACAATGTTGCTATTTTCTCTAGAGAATTAACATCGACTGAGATCTTAGAATTATATAATAATGGATCATTCAAAGACCCAAGAACAAGCAGTGCTTCTTCGGACATCGCTGGATTTTGGGATTTCGAAGATAATCAATATAAAACTTTCTACTCAACACCTGACTCACTATCTCTGATAAAAGATAGAGTTTCTGGAAATGATTTATCGATAGTTGGATTAACTTCCGATGTCGAGTTTGTAGATGGGCAATTAATTCAAAATGCATTTGATAGACATAAAGTTACTCTCTCTGGTGAATCGGAGATAGAACTAGGGTGTAAAACAAAGCGAATTCTTTTAAAGGCCGTTGGTGCTTTGGACTTCAATATTAAAGCTTCTTTAACAAACATTCCTGCATCTCGCATGTATGAATTGACCGGACCGGGAATCGATGACTAATGGCGAAAGAGTTTGGATGGGCATATGTTGTTGGCCGACAAGGATCGGGTCCTAAGGGATCGATTCAGTTAGCCGGCGAGGGAGTTGAACTTGAGCATGATCCGAATCTAATTTGGTCGGATGATCTCAACGCTCTTCTTGTGTCCGGCAATATCGTTGCTCACAACTTCGAGATTCAAAATCAAACAAAAACTGTTTTTGAGTTTGAGGTGTCGGGATCATCAATTTTCGGAGACACTCCAGATGATCTTCATCAATTCACTGGATCTGTTGATGTAAGTGGAAATGTAACGGCTCACACCTTTTATGGTTGGGGTGGAGACCTTGAGGGTGTTGCGATCAATCATTACACGAATTATGGCGATAACCGTCTTGTAACATCAGTCAATGATAATAGTGTCAACGCAGAAGAAAACCTTTTGTTCGACGGGACTCTGCTAGATGTTATTGGCGATATTCAAGCGTTGGAAATCGATGCGTCACAATTCAGCGGATCTATTGCACTTTTTGGCTCAATGGATGTAAATGATGTTCAAGCCGACCAATTCACTGATGGTATTTTAACAATAGAGACAGGTTCTATCTCAAACGTCAATCATATCCAGTCAACAACAATTGAAGGATTGCTTACCTCTCCTTCGCAACCAAACATCACAGAAGTTGGAACTCTCACAAGTCTCAACGTTGCAAACGATGCAACAATCAATGGAACGCTCTATGTGAAGAGTGCAGATAGCAGAGTTGGAATCAATGTCTCCGATCCTCAAGCAACAGAGGAGATTCTCTCTCCGACAACTCAATTGCGCTTAACAAGCCAAAGAGCGATCTTTGGAATCCAAGATCTCGAATACACAGATCTTTACACAAACACCGATGGTGACTTCTCAATTTCTCCATCAAACGGAAACACAAATGTTGATGGTAATTTAAACGTCTCTGGTGATCTTATCGTTACGGGATCTCTCGTTGCTCGAATGACTGACTTTAGCGTCTCAGCAGATACCTTAACTCTCGGCGACGAACCAACCGACGTTATCACAATCAATGCTAAAAGCATTACTGCACCTAATGATCTCGAGATCAACAGCGTCCTTTTTGTCTCCGCATCAACGGTTGGAGTTGGAGATTACTCAACATCTAAGTTTGGGATTTCGGGAACATCAGATCAATTCTCTATCACAGATGGTTCTCAAACCATGTCCATAAACGTCGAGAATGGCTCCACAACGCTTTCGACAAACTCCCTATCGTTAGACATAGCCAACAACACAAAAGTCCTTGGCGAGGTTGTTGTAGGCTCTAATGGCGACATCATTCTTGATAATGTTGGACAAATTTCATCATCCGTGTCTGTTTCTTCTGAGTCTGGTTATTTCACTAACCTATCTTCAAGCGTAATTACAAATGGCAACACTACCATCAATAGTGAGAACATTGTAACTCCGACTCTTGACGCAACAACAGTGAATGCTGTAAGCCTCGGAGGTACTCTTACCACCACCGCACAGCCGAATGTAACAAGTTTGGGAACGCTAACTTCACTTAATGTTGCAAATGCAGCAAACATCGGAGGCCCTCTCGGAATCAATATCAACAACCCATCCAAGATGGTCGAGATCAAAGACTCAACAACGTCTCAATTAAGACTTACAAATTCAGAGTATGTTTTTGGAATCTCTCAATATCAATACGTTGATCTAAATGCGACGTCAACTGGGGATCTATCAATTGAGCCGAGGTCAGGTAAAGTGATCATTCCTCAGCTTAACTTGACGAACTTGCAACAAGGATCAGCGAACAACTTCTTGTCTGTTGATCAAAACGGAAACGTCATTTTGGCCCCAGCAGTTCAATCTGGGATTGAGGTTAGAAATAGGATCGTCGTTTCAGGCTCATATCAAATGGCAACAGATGATTACTTTGTAGGACTTCAAGCAACTCAAAATTTGACGGTGACTCTACCTGATGCGTCGACCCTATTCAATGGTCAAATCTTTGTTATAAAAGACGAAGCAGAGAACGCCAATGTTTACACCTTGACTATTCAAGCACGAGCAAATCAACTTGTCGAGAACAGACAAAATTTAACACTTTCATCGGCAGGCTCGGCAATTAATTTATATTGCGACGGACAGTCAAAATTCTTCATAATGTAATCTTCTATGTTTCCGTAGTTATGGGAAGTGTAGCATTTTTGTAAACTTTTTTTAACGTTTGGAAACATAGTTTCCAAAGTGACTAAAATAAAAATTCTTTTTCGATTTTCTCGGAGTAGTTAGATGTAGCTCAAGGACTATATGTCTGGAGCTTTATGATCATTATTTGGAGGAAATAATAATGAGTAAATTATTTATTGGAAAAGTCAAGGTTGACGATCAAGTTACCGAATTTGATATGTCGGAATTGGCTGCTGGGAAACTTACTCTCCCAACTGGTGCTATTAAGAACCTTTCAGAGATTTCTGATGGTGTTCTTTTGGGTGCTGGTAATGCCCCTACTGCTGACGGTAGCAAGCTTATTCAAGAAAAGCACTTGAAAGATGTTGAGTCTGTTTTCGAAGGCGAGATCTCTCGCGTAGATGGCGAACTTGCTGCTGAAGTTGCTCGTGCAACAGCTGCCGAAGGCGTTAATGCTACTGCTATCTCTAACGAAGTAACTCGCGCTACTGGTGAAGAAGCTCGTATCGAAGGCAAGCATGATGCTTACGTTATCTCTAACGATGCTGCTTTGGCTGCTGAAGAAGCTGCTCGCATCTCTGGAGATTCTACTCTTCAAACAAACATCAACAACTTGTCTGGCGCTGTAGCTTCTGACTTGGCTACATTGGAAACTGATTTCCAAGCTGCATTGGACGCTGAAGAAGCGTCACGCATCGCTGCTGATGGTGTTCTTCAAACAAACATCGATGCAGAAAAAGCTCGTATCGATGCAATGTTGGCTGGTTCTTCTGTAGACTTCGATACTTTGAAAGAAATCGTTGACGCTTATCAATTGGCTGATACCGATATCGTTGATTCTATCACTGGCTTGTCTGGTGCTTTGGCTCAAGAAATCGTTGATCGTGCTGCTGATGTAGATGCTGAAGAGACTCGTGCTCTTGCTGCTGAAGCATTGTTGCAAACTAACATCAACAACGAAGCTTCTACCCGTGCTGCTGCTGATTCAGCTGCTACTACTGACCGTGCTGCTATCCGTTCTGAGTTTGCTGCTGCTGACTCTGCTGAGGCAACTGCTCGCTCTGCTGCTGACGGCGTTCTTCAAGCAAACATCGATGCTGAAGCTGCAACTCGTTTGGCTAAAGACAACGATCTTCAAGCTGAATTGGATGCAACTCAAGCTGGTGCTGGTTTAGCAATCGACGGCGCTTACGCTGCTCCTGCTTCAAACTACATCTCTGCTGCTACTTCTTTGATGGACGCTGACAAGAAATTGGATGCTGCTATCAAGGTAAATGCTGATGGTTTGGCTGCTGAGATCACCAATCGTGCTGCTGCAGATTCAACTCTTCAATCTAACATTGATGCAGAAGCTGCAACTCGTTTAGCTAACGATACAACTTTGCAAGGCAACATCGATGCTTTGTCTGGCGCTGTTGCGGCTGACTTTGCTGCTATCGAAACTGATATGCTTGCTGCCGTTGCTGCTGTTCAAGCTGATGTAGATCAAAACGAAGCAGATGCTGATGCTGCTATCCTTGCAGAAGAAACTGCAAGAATTGCTGCTGATGGCGTTCTTCAAGGTAACATTAATGCACTTTCTGGTGCTGTTGCTGCTGATTTAGCTACAATGGAATCTGATTTCCAAACTGCTTTGAATGCTGTTCAAGCTGATGTAGATCAAAACGAAGCAGATGCTGATGCTGCTATCTTGGCCGAGGAAACTCGTGCTTTGGCTGCCGAAGCTGTTCTTCAAGGCAATATCAACGCATTGTCTGGCGCTGTAGCTGGTGACTTTGCTGCAATGGAAACTGCTTACATCGCTGCTGATGCTTCTTTGCAAGCTCAAATCGATGACATCTTGTCTAACACAGATCCTGCTGCTTTGGATTCTTTGACTGAGATCGTTGCTGCTTTCCAAGCTGCTGATGCTGATTTGACTACTTCAATCACTAACGTATTGGGAACTCACACTTCTGAATTGAATGCGTTCTCTGGTGCTGTAGCTGGTGACTTCGCTGCTATGGAAACTGCTTACATCGCTGCAGATGCAGTTGTAACTTCTGCTTTCCAAGCTGCTGACGTAGTTCTTCAAGGTAACATCGATGCTCTTTCTGGTGCGGTTTCTGTAGAAATCGATGCATTGGAAGTTGGTCTTGCTGATGAAGAAGCTCGCGCATTGGCTGCTGAAGCTGTTTTGGCTGCTTCTATCACCACTGAAGAAGCTGCAAGAATTGCTGGTGATGCAACTCTTCAAGGTAACATTGACGCATTGTCTGGTGCTGTTGCAGCTGACTTCGCATCTTTGGAAACCGACTTCTTGGCTGAAGTTGCTCGTGTTGAAGCAGAGTCTGATGCTGCTGAAGCTACTTTGACTGCTAACTTGGCTGCTGAAGTAACTCTAGCACGTTCTGAAGAAGCACGTATTGAAGGCAAGTTCGATGCACACTTTGACGGTTTCGTTAAGGTTGCTTACTTGACTGAAGCTGATTCTGCAATGGGTGCTGCTACTCACTACATCGTTAACGCTTCTGCTCCTAAAGCATTTACTTTGCCTGTAATGACTGAAGAATACTTCATCATGGTTAAGGTTGCTGAAGGTTCTGAGTCTGTTACTTTCTCTGCTGCTGGCGGTGAGTCTATCGACGGTGAAGTTGACGGAAACGTTGTTCTTCACGGCGGTGCATCTGCTATGTTCGTTAAGAAAGGTGGAGTTATGTACTTGTTCTAATCTCTGATTAGCTAGCGCATAATGCCTTAGAGGTATTGACCTTGGGCCTCGAGGGGAAACTTTCGAGGCCTTTTTTTTAAGACAAAAAAACATCTTTGGAGGATAAAAAATGTCTGTAACAAAATATACTGCTGGTACATCAGCACCAGATGGAGCTTCAGTTGGTATTTCACCAGAAGCAAACCAAAACACAATGATTTGCATTGGCTTTGCCGAGATCGAAGTTTATGGAAAGAATGGAGCATCTTGGGAGTTAGTTGGTACAACTACTTCAGAAGATAAAGTTGTATTCGTTCCTTTCACAACTTACTCAGAAGTTTTCTTCAAGTCCAACTCAGGTTCTGAGGAAACTGTGCGTGGAGTTTTCATGGAAGACTCTTTAATTAAATCCGCTGCACCTGCTCCAACTTCAGTTACTGAAATTGGCGATATGCCGGCATTTTCTGCTGCTGACGCTGGAAAGGTTCTTTCTGTCGATGGTTCCGGAAACCTTGTTTGGATTACAAGATAATATTGGAGAAATAAAATGAAAAAGCAAAAATTTATGAAGTTGTCTGCTTTTACATCTGACCCATCAATTGAAAGCTCTTTCGCAGCACCAGTAACACACAATAGTGAAATCTCTGTTGTTTTTGGTGGAAAGAATATTTCTATTCATGGTTGGGATGGAAGTGCATGGACAACAATTTACACATGGAATAGTTTGGACCAGCAGTTCACTTTCGAGAACACTTATCAAAACTATTTCCTTAAGTCTCTTACTGGCTCTGAAGAGCTGATGAGAGTATCTTTCTTCTCTGGAGATAGATATGAAGGCTCAACTCCTTTGATGGCCGGAGTTCAACGTGACCTTAAATTGTATGACGTTGATGAGGTTCCTGTCTACACCGCATCTGATGCAAATAAACTATTGACCATTATGTCCGATGGTTCTTTGCGTTGGTTGGGTATTAGCGAGTCTTACGTTGTTGAAGTTATTGGAGGCGGTGGAGATCCTGCGCCACCTGCTGCTACAACTCTGTTAAGTCAATCAACTGCTTTTGGTGATGCATCTTACAATGCCTCAACAGATGTTATGACATTTGATGGGACTGGTGATTATGTTACGTTCGATGGTGGCCATGCCTTTACAGATGTAATTACCTATGGCGCTTGGTTTAAGACAACTGCTACTGGTGACAGAAGAATCATGTCTTCTCACGTAAGAGCAGCTCCAAGTCACAATGGCTGGTTCTTTATGCTCAATAATGGCACGCTTGAATTTAGAAGACCAAACCAGACTTTCTTTCAGTCCACTGGACCTAGTGGCTTGAATGATGGTAATTGGCACTTCTTTGCTGTTTCATGGACAGCTGGTGGGACTTCAATTGCTTATCTAGACGGTGCTCAAATTGGTTCGTTCTCCGGAGGAACGGCAACCGGCTACATAGAAGGTTGGGATCTTTACATTGGAGCGAACTCATGGGTTGGAAATGATCCATATGGAAATTTCCAAGGTGACATCGGAGGCGCATTTGTTGAAAATGAAGCAATGACCCTAGAGCAGATTCAAGCAATCTACGACAATGGCCCAGAGTAATTATTTCTAGTCTATAAACTTATTAAGTTATTTTAACTAAATAGGTTCTTGCCTCGATGCGAAAGTGTCGAGGCATTTTCTTTTTAAGAGCTCTTTTGGAGTTTTGTTTATCCTTACACTATTTAAAGGAGAAAAGAATTCTAGGAGAAAATTGATGTCAAACATGCTAGAGCAAGCCATCGCCGACGCTGCAGCGTTGAGAGAACAGGCAATTAAAAACGCAGAGCAATCTGTTATTGAAAAATATTCTCATCAAATTAAAGAAGCTGTTGATGCAATGCTTGAAGGCAAAAGTTTAAACAGAGTCAATAGTGTAATCTCAGAAGTTGAAAGTGAACTAAATGAAGAGATGGAATCTATGCCTACATCTTTCGGCGGAACACAACAAGGTTCAACCATCGAAGCACCACCCGCATGGGACAAGAGATATGAAGATATCTCAGTTAGATTTACTGCTCTGGTAGAATCCATGACGGAAGTCGAAGATGGAGTTGTTGAGATTGATTTAGAAGAATTTCAAATGTCCCCAGAAGATGAAATGAATGCATCATCAGAAGAGCCTCTAGGAGGATCGTTAGAGGGTGATTTAAAAGCCCCAGAGTCTCCAGAGGGTGATGCAGGCGGTGACGATTTAGGAAGCATTCTCAATCAATTACAAGAATCTAAACAACAACAAGAAGAAGAAAGCGAAGAGGATAGTGAAGACATTCAGCTTCAAGAGATCCTTGACATGTTGGGTGAAGAGCTTCACATGGAAGATGGAGAGGAACCTTGGACCCACGGTGGTCAAGTAGGCGGTTCAGCCGTAGATCCTATCAAGAGAAAACAAGCAGAAGATGCTCGAAAAGCTTACGAAGCAAACATGCTTGAAGAAGACGAAGAAGAATCCTCATCCGAAGAAGACGTAACTGCCGAGAGCAGACAAACAGAATTATATGAGACAATCGAAGCCTTGACGGCACAAAACGATAAGTTGGTTGATGTCCTTGAAAGACTCGAGAACCATCTTGACGAGGCTCTATTGTCAAATGCAAAACTTTTATACCAGAACCGCACTCTGGGTGATGCCTCCCTGAATGAGCGACAAAAATCCAAAATTGTCGAAGCCATCGCAAATGCGGAGTCTCCGAAGGAAGCAAAGCAACTTCACGAGACACTCAAAGCTGCAGTGGGATCAACGCCTAATAGCAAGAAAGGTCCACAATCACTGAGCGAGTCCGTCAACCGTAGAAGTAATTTATCTGCTATGTTGAACTCGAGACAAAACATTAACGAAAGCAAGCAAAGCGCTGATCCATTCTTGGAGAAGATGCAAAAGCTTGCAGGCATTAAAAAATAATTTAAGGAGATTTAAAATGTCTATTATCGAAACTCTTACAGAAGGGATGGTACAACGCAATATGCAACAAGAAGGTGCTGCCCTTTTGAACAAATGGTCTGCGACTGGTCTTTTGGAAGGCTTGTCTAACGACGAACAAAAGGCTAGTATGGCTCGTCTTTTGGAAAACCAAGCTCGCGAATTGTTGCGTGAGTCTAACACAATGGCTGGTGGCGATGTTGAAGGTTTCGCTGCTGTTGCTTTCCCAATCGTTCGCCGCGTTTTCGCTGGCTTAATCGCTAACGATTTGGTATCTGTTCAACCAATGTCTTTGCCATCTGGTTTGATCTTCTTCCTTGACTTCACATTCGGTGACGAATTGGATGGTATTTCCTCATCTGGTCGTCTTGGCGAAACTGCTGGTTCTTCAATCTACGGTCAAGGCGTAGTTGGTAAGGACATCATCAACGGTGTTAACTTGGGCTCTGCGAACATGGACGGTCAACCTTACGGATTCTCATCTGCATACAGTTCTCCAACTGGTTCTATTGCTGCTGGACAAACTCTAAATGCGGTCTCTTTGGATCTTCAAGGGAATGCTCTTACTTGGACAGCACCTAACACCATCGATGGTGATACAATTTTGAACACCTTGATTGCTGATACTTCAGGCGAAGCTTTGTTATCAATGCTTAAGCATGATCCAGACGTTCTTTTGGAGCATGGTGCAAAATACTTGCGCGTAAGTTCTTGGGCTTACCCAACAGACTTCAATGAAGATCACTTGTCTCAACTTGTTCTTCCTTTGGCTGGTGCAACTCAAATCCGTCGTTTGACTCAATTGGATCCAAACAACGCTGGTCAAGTTTTAGTTTTCCACGTTGGCGCTGCTTCAATTGCTGCACCAACAGCCACAACTGCTGGTGAATACCCAATGATTGACGGATTCACTGCTGGCTCTACTCCTTTGGGTTCTATTGCTGGTGCTGGTGCTGGAACTTGGGGACTTGAAGGAAACACTGAAATCCCAGAGATCGACATCAAGGTTGATTCTATCGCAATCACTGCTGTAACCAAAAAGTTGAAAGCAAAGTGGACTCCAGAATTGGGTCAAGACTTGAATGCTTACCACAACTTGGATGCTGAAGTAGAATTGACTTCTATCTTGTCTGAGCAAATTGCTTTGGAAATCGACCGTGAAATCTTGGCTGACTTGGTTAACGGTGCTACTGCTGGAACTTACTACTGGTCTCGTTCTCCAGGCTTGTTCGTAAACCGCGTAACTGGCGCTGCTTTGACTGGTGGTACTGTTGCTCCTGACTTCACTGGTACTGTTTCTGAATGGTACGAAACTTTGATCGAAACTATCAATGACGTTTCTGCTCAAATCCATCGTAAGACTTTGCGTGGTGGTGCTAACTTCGTAGTTCTTTCTCCTGAAGTTGCTAACATCCTTGAGTTCACTGCTGGTTTCCGTGCAAACGTTACTGCTGACGCAGACAAAGGCGACATCGGCGCTGTTAAGGTTGGTTCTTTGAACCGTAAGTTCGACGTTATCGTTGATCCTTACTTCCCACGTAACGCTATCTTGGTTGGACGTAAAGGTTCTTCTTTCTTGGAGTCTGGTTATGTTTACGCACCTTACGTGCCTCTTCAAACTACACCAACAATCTTTGGAACTGAAGACTTCGTTCCTCGCAAAGGTGTTATGACCCGTTACGGTAAGAAAATGGTACGTCCTGATATGTACGGTTTGGTTATCGTTCGTGGATTGACTGGGTTGGATGAAGCTTAATCTTTAATCAATCATAAGTCTCAAGACCCCTTCTCTTCGGAGTTGGGGTTTTTTGTTTTTTAGTGATTAAATGAACTATTTAAAGAGAACAAAAAAATGGAGAATCACCAATGAAGATAGGAAAATCAGTTACAAAAGCATTTAAGAACTTGGTAATTAAAACAAACCAAAATCAAGGACTTTCATTGAGTAAAAAACTTGGAGTAACAATCATTCCAATCGGAGTAGACGATCTATTTGTAGCATTGCCGAGCCTGAAGGACACCTACACCTACAACATCATTAACACAGATGAGATGTCTGGGAATATCACACTTAAAACATCAGATGGGGCGTCCTTCAAAGGTCTTGTTCTCAACAATAGCAATGGATTATTGTCAATTGATCCAATTCAATTTGGAACTGATGAATTTATTTTAGAAAACAATATTAAAGACGGATCTTTTATTCAAACACTATCGAATGGATACAGTTGGTTTATTTGGTCTGTCGCAACTGGTGGAACAATATCTACAGGAAATAATGGACAAATTAGTCGACCATACATTCCAACAATTCAACAGCCAACTTATGCAGATGTATTAATAACTTCGTTTACATCTAATACAGACTTCCCATCTTTAACGGCAGAGCACGACCTATTTTTCGTAGGGACTGCTGAGCCAAACTCTACATTAGAAATTGTCGAGGCTAGTGGACTGGTTGCGACTCAAACTACCCAAGTTGATAGCAATGGAGATTGGTCTTGGGACATTTTGAATATTTCAAACGGTTCATATACATTTACTTTTACATCAAAAATAAACAATTTACCAGTCGGGCAATCAGCTTCTCAAATTTTCGCTGACAATACAGGCCCTCTCAGATTTACAACTCCATTAAGTTTTTCCCCAGATCCAGCAGAGATTATTGATTTTGCTTCATTAGCTTCGGCACAAGATCCATATGGAAATCCGATTGCTCTTACTATAGATTCCTCTTCTTGGAATGCAAACTTGAATCACGGAGATACTTTCCAAGTCATTTATAGTTTTAGTTATAACGGAATTGATTACGAAGAAACCGTAGAAGGAACAATTGTTGATGACACTCCACCTGCAGCACCAGTAATAAATTCTGCTTCAATTGTGAACGTCAATGAGTTAATCGCAGATGGAACATCAGAGCCCAATAAGACTATTACTTTATTTCAAGGAAACACTGTGATTGGTACCACAACCTCTGACGGAGCTGGTTTTTGGTCTATTTCCGGAATCATTATCGCTTTTAATTCAAACTTTAACTTAAAAGCGCAAGCATCTGAGATTGGTTCAGGTTTAAATGGAATTAATAGAAGTGCGTTCTCAAATGAAATTCCAATCAACTTAGTTCAACCTCAAACTCCAACGCCTACGTTAACAATCGCTGGAGAAACATCTGGTGTTTGGACAAATATCTCTAACAATATCACACTAACGGGAACTACAGTAGTTGGTGCAGGAATTGCTCTAACTATGCAAGGAGCAACATTGATTAGCGGACCAACCGTTGATCCTGCCGGCAATTGGACGGCTGATATTTCAGTTTTGGACGAATCTGTTACCCAAATTTTCGCACAAGCAACTTTACCAAATAACAATCCATCTCAACAAGCCAACTTCCAATTAAATGTTGACCGCGTCAACCCAGTAATTACAGTAACGGGAGGTGCACAAACGGTCTATCTTGGAGATATTGGAACCTCAAACGATCAAGGAGCGACAGCCACAGACTTCTCGCCAGTAACTGTTGTATCAGATTGGGCAACTGCAGTTGACGCAACTGAAGGCACAAAGACCGTCACTTACACTGCAACTGACGCTGCTGGTAATACTGCGATTGCTTCGAGAACAGTGACCGTCACAACTGAGGTTATTGTTCCTACAAACCTAGTTGCCGTAGATAACGGAGACGGAACTGTTACTTTAACTGGTGATGTCGTTGGGACTTATGCGGACAACTTAGATGTTAAGATCAATGTTATCGATAGCGCTGGATTGGAAGCAGTTTATCAAGTGTCAAGCTCGGATGTCTCGTTCGCTGTTACTGGTGGCTCTTTTACTGCAATCATGATATTGGACGCAGATACTTATACATTTGAAGCACAGACCATCAACTTAATCGGAGAAGCATCGTTGTTTGATGATTGCACAGCTTCAAACTCCGTTCAGGTTGTGGAACCTGAACCAGCTGGGGAGTTTTATGAAGATAGATTGCATAGTACAACAATTGGAGACTACACCAATCCAACAAACGTCTTGACTCAAGCAACTTATGATGATTCAACCGGTGTTTTGACTGTAAATAGCTATAGTGCACCAGAAGCAATTCTAAATGTTAATGGTGGAACTACTGCTTTTGCAACAAACAATGACCCAGCAAACGATGGAGACTTAACAAAAAAGGTTTCTATTTCAATGTGGCTTAAAACTAGTGCTGGTTTCACAGGAACTAGAACTTACATGCAAGTTTTTAGAGTTGATAATGCAAACACTCCAAATTACCCTTTATTTCAAATAATTATGCGCAACGGCAATTTTGTGACGAACTCACCTTACACTCAAGGCACATTTGATCTAGCAAATAACTTCACGGTTGAAAACGGATTCAATAATTTGACCTTTCAATTGTTAGACGATCAATGGCATCACTTTATGTACTACTATGATGGTGCCTCTAATGGAAGTCAAAAGATTTTCATCGATGGTGTATTGGCAGCCAGCAAAACTCACAATTCAGACAGGGGAATTATTTCTCAATACATGCACTCAGGATTTTCAAAATTCTTTTTCAATCAGTCTGGGCAAGACTTTATCGGTGGAGACTTTGATTCTTTAACTTTCTATCAAGGTTTTGAAATGACCGAACAAATTGCGGCATGGATCGCAGCTGACTCGACGAGACAAAGAATTTATGTTGAAGGAACAGACGTAGCTGCTCCAACCATAACCATTACAAATAATGCTGATAGCTCTGATATCACAAACGCCACCGTTAACATAATTGAAGGTGATGCGTTTGCGTTTACTGTCACCGCCACGGATGATATTGACGGAAACATTAGTGGAAACGTTGTGACTGGTGGAGACACGCTAGACACGAACACGGCAGGAACTTACAATTTAACCTTTAATGTGAGTGATTCTGCAGGGAACCCAGCAACCCAAGTAACGTTAACTGTTGAGGTCGAAGCTTATGTTATATCCTCTGCAGGGCTTGAAAATAGAGCAGGTGTAACTTTAAATAACGCCAGCATCGATGGGGACGGAGCTTTAGTTATAGCGGCTGCTAGTAACTCCTACGCCTCTCTTCCTATGACTTCAGAATTTAGAAGCTCAACAAACCAAACAATGTCTTTGTGGTTTAAAAGTTCAACAACTCCCGCAGGAGGTTATTGGTCTAGACTAATAGCGTCCCATGTTGTTGGTAGTGGTACAAATGGGTTCTTCTTAGAGTTGAGATCTTCAACAAAGATTTACTTCAAAGGAGCTACAGAAAATTTATTATCCGATTTAAACCCGACAGCCACTGCGTCTTATTCTTTAACAGATGGAAACTGGCATCACATTATATTATCGTGGAGCGCTGTTCCATCGGAGCAAATAAGGGTGTGGGTTGATGGTCAACCTATCACTGTTAACAATCAAAATCATGTTGGCGCAGGAACCGATAGCAAAACAACTCTATTCATTGGTAATGGTAACTCCGGTTTCAGCAATCCAATGGAAATAGATGCAGTTTATATTACGGAAGAGTTCATTGATGATGCAGAAGCACTATCTAGATACAACAGACAAGCTAGGGTACAACCTTAAACATTATACCTCGTCAACTCCCAAATAACCTAAAACCGAACTATTTATTAACAAAAGGAAACTAAAACAATGGCTAAAATCGCAAGAACACCATTCAACGCTGCTCGATGGCTAACTAAAAAAATTTCATCAACTGCGACTATTTCAAATAAACTTACTGGTTTTTGCCTGTTTGTTACAACGGATAGTGAAGCAATCAACTTGAATATTAATTATATTGAGAAAGGATCTTATCTTAAGATTATCCTAACAGATACATCAACTCAAAATATTTCGGTATCATTTCAATCTATGGAAGGTGTTGCGATCTATGATGATGGCGCAGTTAATGTTCTATCTCTAGGTGATTCAGGGCAGACAACGTTAACACTTCCGGCAGGCGCATCTGGTGGGTCTTACATGGATCTCATTTGCGACGGAGATAAGTGGTATATTCAAGCAATGGCTCACGGAGTCGCTTGGCAACAATCAATTTAAAAAATTAGGAGATTAGCATGGCTAGCAATAAAAGAAAAATGAGAAAAAAAATGATTAGAGAACGCGCACTTGCTGCAAAGAATGCCTCTCTAAGTGCAAAAGAAGCAATCGCTGAAACGGCTCAAGAAGTTGTTGAGAAAATTGCTGAGGTCGCAGAAGTTTTAAAAGAAGAAGTGGTTGAAGTCGCAGAAAAGGCTGAAGAAGTTGCGGCAGAGATTGCTGATAAAGTTGAAGATGTGATTGAAGAAACAAAGGCTACAATTGAAGACATCGTTGAAGAAACTCAAGAAGCCGTAGAAGATATTAAAGAAAAGAAAGAATCTCGCAAAAAGTTTAAAAAATCCTCCAAGAAAAATTAAGTTTGTTTCATTAACCTCCTTTCCCTCGAGTGATTCGTTGCTCGGGGGTTTCCTTTTATTTTGACTATTTATTAAGACGGAGGATTTACCATGGCTTTCCCACCACTAACCCCAACATCAAATACATCAGCAATCATTCTACCTGAGCGTGGAGAAGAGGCGGAGGTCTATGATTCTCTCGCAATTAAATTCTATAGCTCAGATGCTTTTTTGTCTGGTGCAGCATCTCAGGTGGCTTACACTTATAACCGACTTGGTGGAGATGTTCTCGACATTGAATTGACCGCCAAAGAGGTCTACAACAACTACGAGGAGGCATGTTTAGAGTACTCTTACATAGTTAACCTACACCAAGCTAGAAACGCTTTAGGAAGCGCTCTAGGCTCTCCTACAGGATCTTTTGACGAGAAAGGAGCGCTTGATGATCCATCGCTCAATGTTTCCCTCAAATATCCGAAGTTCCAATTTGACTATGCGTTCAAGATTGCGGATAAATTCTCAACAGAATCAGTTGTCGGAGGAACCACTCCAATCTATTCTGCATCATTCGACATTACTCCTTTGCAACAAGACTATGATCTCCAAGCAGTTGTTGAGCAATTAGCAGCAGATGATCCAACTCTTCCATTTGCAGATGCGCTAGGTTCAGATCCAGACAAGAAATATAGAATCAAGATTCGCCAAATGTATTATACAACTCCTAGACAGATGTGGAGATTCTATGGTTACTACGGTGGATTGAATGTTGTTGGTAACTTCCATAACTATGGACAGTACGCTGATGGGTCAACCTTTGAGGTTGTTCCTGCTTGGCAGAACAAACTACAAGCAATCGCTTATGAAGATCATCTTTATACAAGAACATCTCATTATTCTTATGAAATCGTCGATAATAAGCTTAGACTTTACCCAATGCCTGATAATGTAACTCAAAGCACATTCTGGTTTAGATTTTCTATTGACGGAGGAAATCAAGCATTTGCCGAAGGAGAGTATGACTCAGGTCTAGAAGGCGTAAATAATATGAACACTCTTCCGATGGAGAACCTTCCTTACGAAAGCATCAATTCAATCGGTAAGCAATGGATCAGACGCTTTGCTTTAGCTCTCTCAAAAGAGACTCTTGGACAAATCCGTGGTAAGTTTGGTGGACAAATCCCAATTCCGGGAGATAACGTTACTCTTAATGCATCAGATCTTTTAACTCAAGCATCGACAGAGCAACAAAACCTTCGAGAAGAACTCAACAAGCAACTTGACGAGATGTTATATGCTAAACTAGCAGAGACAGATAAAGCAATGGTTGATAATGCTGATGCAATTGTTGGTAAAACACCATTAAAGATCTTCGTGGGGTAACATAAATGTCAAAATGGGAAAGACCATCACAACCGCCTTCTCCAATGTTCTTCGGAGAGAAAGAAAAAGACCTTGTTAAGCAGATTAATGATGAAATTATCGAACGCGTTGTTGGACAGCAGGTTCTTTATTTTCCAATCGATGTAGAATCGACAGATTTCCACCCTATTTATGGAGAAGCAATCGAGAAAAACTTCTTGCATCCAATTAGAGTCTTTGCTTTGGTTGAATATCAAGGAGTTGAAACCTCCGACATGGAGAACATCGCTCTCGACAAAGCAACAAAGATCAAGGTGAACTTTCATAAGAGAAGATTAACAGAAGATCAGAACTTGTTTGTCCGAGAAGGTGACTTCGTAAGATTCGGAGAGATCTTTTACGAGATTGTGAAGCTCATTGAACCGAAGATCCTATTTGGGCAACCTGAATCAAGATTTGAAGTCGGAGCTGAGTGTATAAGAGCTAGAGACGGACTATTCAATGCAGGCTAATAACGAAATTTCATACCCATCAACACTTGAAAATATTGATACAGCAATTTATCGTTTTGTTGATGAAATTTTGAATCCTCACGTAATAACAAATGCTGGCAAAGAAAAGGTTAATATCCTATGGATGGGAACCGAAAGAACATTTCAAATCAAGAACAATAAAGAGTTGAGAGATAAGGTTGGAAAGCTTCGCTTACCTCTTATTACAATCTCAAGATCTAGCGTCACAAGAGATGATACTTTTAAAGGATCTGTTCAAGCTGCTTACGTTGGAGACGGCGAAAGAATTACAATTCGCAGATTAATCCAACAAGATAAAACACAAAACTTCCAGAACGCTTCTAGGAAGCGTCAGGAAATAGGTGATGAAACAGGGCCTGTTTCCACAAAAAAAGTTGTCTATGAGACAATTTCAATCCCAAAACCCACTTATTTGAATTGCATGTTTGAGATTAATATAAGAACAGAGTATCAACAGCAGATGAATGATATTCTACCTTTATTCATGAATAGCACAAAGAACTATTTTATAATCGAGAACAATGGATATCAATATGAAGCATTTGTTCAAGATGATTATGGAATCAATAGCAACCAAGCTAACCTAGGTCAAGATGAAAGAATGTTTAATGCAAAAGTTCAAATCAAAGTACTTGGATATATCAACCAAACCAATGGCGAATCACTAGAACCGTTTGTAAAGAGAGAGGAAACGATTGTTGAAGTCAAAATCTCTAGAGAGCGTGTTATTGTGGGCGATAAAAAGCCATGGGACAAGAACGGTGAGAAATACCGAGATTTATGACTTTGGGGTTTCAGAGGACTATTTACTAGGAAAATGAATTTTAAAAGGAGAGTTTTTAATGCCTACCAAGTTTGACTTTTTGTCTCCAGGAATTGAACTGAGAGAAATCGACCAATCAGCTGTCGCAGCTGTTCCTGAGAATGACGGATTGCTTTTGATCGGTCGTGCCAAGAAAGGCCCTGCGATGAAGCCAATCAAAATCACGTCTCTAGCAGACTTCCAAGCTGTTTTTGGAACTCCAATGGACGGAACTAAGCGTGGAGATCCATGGCGCGAAGGAAACACTGCTGGTGGTGGCTGGGCTGCTTATGCTGCTGAGGCTTATCTTGCGGCTCGAGTTGGCCCTGTTAAGTTTATCCGCTTGGCTGGTGTTGAAGAAAATGCTGGAGATGCTGGATGGTCTGTTGAACAAGCCACATTGACTGGTGGAATTGCTGCAGTAAGTGATGTAAAGGGAGCATTGGGAATCTTTGTTGCAGAAAACAAAGCAGCCAGCAATGGTGTTCTTGCTGCGATTCTCTACGTAGAAGGATCACAATTAGGTCTAGATGGAGAACAAAGAGATGGGACCCCTGCTGCGGGAACTTACAGCTCAGCATTGGCTATCAAACAAGACACCAATGGTTGGTCAGCGCAATTGGACAACGGAACTGTTGGGCAAGAATTTGATTTCACATTTAACTTCGATGAAAACTCTCAAAACTTTATTCGAAATGTTTTAAACACTGATGCAACAGTTTTTGCATCTGGTTGGAATAATCACAAAGTCTTCTTAGGTGAATCATTTGAATACAATGTTCAAAGATTGGACGCATCTAGTGGATTGATTGCTTGGGTTGCACCAATCAGAGATAGTGCTGAAACAACTGATTTCGTAAATCACAAGGTTGAACTTACAGAAGCTAAAACTGGGTGGTTTATTGGTTCAAACGCTTCCAGCGATAAGCGCTTATTCAGACTTTGCGCCTTAGATGAAGGCTCAGACTTCCACAAGACTCATATCGTTCGAATCAAAGACTTGCGTAAAGCAACAACAGTTCGACCAGAAGCTTCTTTTACAATCGAGATTGCCCGTGCTGGTCAACGTCCTTCTGAGTATGTCGAGAAGTTTGTGAATATTACATTGAACCCAGATTCTCCAAACTATATCTTGAAAAAGATTGGAGATCTAAATATTTATTGGGACAATGCAGATAACAAAACTAAAACAGAAGGCTCTTTTACAAATCAATCAAACTTAGTTCGTGTTGAAATCGCAGATGGCGGTGTTAACAAAACTGACCTTCCTCTTGGGTTCTTGGGACCAAAAAAGATAGCAAACTTCACAGTAGCTGAAACAGACGCCACAGCCTTCGTGGAGTGGCTCTGGGGTCTAGACACTCTTCCAAATGGAAACGCTCTGAGAACCGTTGAAGGATTGCAGCTTGGTGATTCTATCGATATCACTTGGCCGACTCACGGATTAAGTGAGCAAAACACTAATGCAGGTTCATCAAACTATGCTCCAACAGCAATCTATGGATTGTCTTACAACTCTTTACGTGGTCAAGATGATTTTTGCGACATTGGAATTCTTAAGTCTGATTATAATCCACACCTAGCTTACACAGCTCCATCAACCGACGCCGCTTATAAATTTTCTCTAGAGAACATTCAACAAGATGGAACAACTGGGACTTACTATCACACTAATACTTTCGTGGTAGCTTTCGATGATGCATCAACTGGTGCTCTAGCTACTGGGATCAAACAATTTGCTGCTCCATTCTTTGGAGGAACTGACGGTGTTGACATCAAAGTTGAAAACCCATTCAACAATGATGCACTTACAAACACACCTTATGCAAAATACTCAATGGAATCTGCAATCTCTATGGTTGCTGATTACTACACAAGCCGTTATGACTTGATCTCAATCCCAGGCGTTACTAATTCTGCAATCAACTCTTTGCTTGTTCGTCAAACTGAAGAGCGCGGTGATGCATTAGCAATCATTGACATGCAAGGAATTTATGTAAGTGCAGTGGATAGTGGACTCAATGAAGTTCCTGGATCTGTTTCAACAATGGTTTCGACTGCTGAGGGTGGATCTGTTGCCTCATCTTACGCTGCTGCTTACTATCCAAATGTGCGCATTGCAGACGTGTCAAGCGGTCGTGGAAGCGTTTTGATGGCTCCTCCTAGTGTTGCTGCTATTGGAGCTATTGCGAAGTCTGAGGCGCTTTCTCAGCCTTGGTTTGCACCTGCTGGTTTCACTCGTGGTGGACTTGCCCCTCTTGGTGGTACTGGTGGCGCTAACGTTGTTGGAACTTATGAACACTTGAGCAAAACAGATCGCGACAACTTGTATAATGTTAATATTAACCCAATTGCTCGTTTTCCTGCGACTGGAGATACCGTTATCTTTGGACAAAAGACTCTTCAACCAACAGATACTGCATTGGATCGCATCAACGTTCGTCGTATGATGATCTATTTGAAGAAACGCATTGGCGGAATCGCTGATCAATTCTTGTTTGAACAAGGCGTTCAAGCCACATATGATAGATTCAAAGCAACAATTGAGCCAATCTTAGCTCAAGTTCGTTCAGAATTTGGTATCACAGAATATAAAGTTGTTCTCGATGAGACAACAACCACACCAGACTTGCAAGATCGTAACATCATGTATGCTAAAGTCTTTGTTAAGCCTGCGAAAGCAATCGAATACGTCGTTATCGACTTTGTCGTTACCCAAACTGGCGTTGAATTTTAATAGACACTAATTACAGATAAATAGGAGAATTTAAATTATGTCATTTTGGACCGAAAACACAACAGAACCGAAAAGAAACTTTCGATGGCGCGTAACAATGTCTGGTATCAGCCGATATGCAGGTGTTGATTCTGCCGCTGTTTGGTGGGCAAAAACAGTTGATACACCAAGCTACACAGTTACTGATGTAACTCACTCGTTCTTTGATAACGAATACAAATTTCCAGGTCGTGTTCAATGGCAAGACGTTAACATGACTTTGGTTGACCCAATCTCTCCTAATGCTGTTGAGATCACAAACCAAATCATCTTGGATTCTGGTTATTCAATCAAAGGTCACCAAGAGTTTGCTGGTACTGTTCCAAACTTGTTTGGAGTAAACGGACCGTCTTCTATTACCAAATCAAATGCTAATGCTGCATTTGGTACTTTGACAATCGATATCTTCTCTGGTAATGGTACTTTGGTAGAACAATGGACAATGTTTAACCCGTTCATCACTTCAGTCAAATTCTCTCAGTTGGACTACTCAAATGACGACATGAGAACAATTGACTTGACTTGGAAATATGACTGGGCTGGATGTACCAATAAGGACTTGGATGGTAATACAACAAGTATTCAATTCCCAGCTCCAGGTAACGCACCAACTCAAAACTAAGGAGACTTAAATGTCCTTTTGGACCCAAAATAGTCTTGAACCAAAACGAGCTTTCCGCTTCCGAGTAAAATCATCAGGTACGATTGGACTCGGAACGGATGGTCTTGGTTATTGGTGGAATGCTAATAAAATAGATAAACCTTCCTTTATTGTTAATTCCAACAAGTATCGACTAATCAATCATGAGATAAATGTTCCGGGAATCATATCTTGGAGTCCAATAACAGCTGAGCTTGCAGATGTTGGAAGAACTGTTGATGCATTAATGCAGCAACTTGGAGAGATTGGATATAAGCCCGATAACCTTACTATAGATGGTGGAATCGGAAAGGGTGAGGGCAATGGAGAAGGAGCCTTGTTTGACCTCCATATCCAACAAGTAAATGGTAATGGAGAAGTAATTGAAGACTGGACTTTGCAAGGAGCGTTTATATCAGAAATGAAATTGAGCACCCTTGATTATGGTTCAGATGATATTGTTTCCATAACATTAACCATAACATATGATTATGCACTTTTAAACTAAACACGGAGAAATAATGAGTAGAAACTCAGATAGGCTAGGAATGAATAACCAGCCAGAAACAGGTGAAGCACCACCTCAAATGTTTAACCCACTAAGTTTTACGGCCCCAACAGAATTTGTTGATTTGCCCTCAAAAGGAATTGGATATCCAAAGGGACACCCACTTCACGGCAAAGACTCCCTTGAGATTCGATACATGACCGCAAAAGATGAAGATATCTTGTCAAACCAATCCTTGATTAAAAAGGGAGTGGCGATTGAAAGAATGCTTGAAAACATCATTGTAGAGTCCGAAATCGATCCATTGACGCTTCTTATCGCAGACCGTAACGCAATCCTTATCAAAGCTCGTGGAACGGCTTATGGGTATGATTATGAAGCTCGTGTGAAGTGTCCAAAATGTGAAACCAATAACCTTCTTATGTTTGACTTAAGAAACCCAAAAGTTGTTGGTGGATTCAAAGAAGACAACTCGGTGATCACCATTGCGGATGATGGGTTATTTGAAACAACACTTCCTTTCTCAAAGTTTAAGATCAAATTTAGACTTGCTAATGGTATTGAAGAAAGCAAGATTGCTCAACTTATCTTAAGTGAAAATAAGGAATTTTCAATCTCCGACCAATATAAAGAGATGATCTTATCGATTGAAGGATTTTCAGAAAAAGAAATCATCAATCAATTTGTTGATAACATGCCCGTTGTAGATTCTTCGCATTTAAGAATATGTCTTAAGTATGCAACACCTTCGGTTGATATCTCCGAGACTCTCACATGCAAGAATTGTTCTCACGAACAGGAGGTTCAGGTTCCGTTCGGGACCGACTTTTTTTGGCCTAACGCCTAAAGCAATGGAGGGCATCTATGAAGGATTCTTTATTCTGAAGCATTTCGGAGGATGGTCTTTCACAGAGATTCACTCATTGCCGATTGGTTTGAGAACATGGTTCATCGAAAGATTAAAGAAACAGTTCGAAGACGAAGCAAAAGAAATCAAGAAATCCCAGAGAAGATGAAAGTCGCTCTGGGTTTTATTGTATAAACTATTTAGTTCATAAAGAGAGGGATTGTGAATGTCGAATGATAATGATACTCCAAAAGGACCAACAGACAAGCAAGTTGAAAATTCAGAAAAGCAAAGGAAAGCTCAAGAGCAAACAACCGAGTCTACAAAAACCCAAGTAGAATTAGCTAAAGAAATTCTAAAACTTGAAAAAGAAAAACTCAAAGAAACGAAAGCGTACCTAGAAATCTTAAGAGATACGGCAATTACTCTTAATGATATGGAAGAAGCTCGTAAGAAATCAAACCAGCTTTTGGAGGAAGAAATTCTTGCATTAGCAAATGGAGATAAAGATAGAGAAAATGCTTTAAAAGAGTTCATCAAAGATTCAAAGGATGGAAACAAAGCCGCATTAACGATTCGCGAAGAAATTGCTGACCTAGACAAAGAACAGTTGGAGATGTATAGAAAACAACTTCGAGCAAACGAACAAGTTAATCAAGGTCAATTAAAATATGGAGCAAACCAGAAAGCAATTCTGGGAGATATGGCGCAAGCAATAGGTATCGTCGATAAATATTCCGAATCTTTTCTTGGCAAGTTATACGTTGGTCTTGAGGTTCTTGCGAAAGGCGGAGAGGAAGCTGAAGAAGCAATGATGGCCTTAAGAGAGAATTTTGAGAAGACTTTTAACTTAAAAAACATATCTTTAAACGTTTTTAACAAAATTTACGATAACACAAAGAGACTTTTCAATTCGTTTGATGAAGGACAAGCTTCTTTGGCTAGAACAACCGCCCAAGGAAGAGAGTTTAACGAAGTTTTATACGATGTCGGGCAAGGAGCTCAGTTTTATGGAGTAACGATGCAGGATGCATCCGCAGCCATTGGAACGTTGATTAATGGGACATCAAACTTTATATCTTTAAACAAATCTCAACAACAAAACATCGCAGAAACAGTTGCAAAAATGGAAAAACTTGGAGTTTCAGCTGCTGATTCTGCCGCAATGTTCCAAAATTTAAATCAAGGCCTTGGTATATCAGCTGATGAATCTATAAGATTACAAAGAGATTTAGCAATGGCTGGTGTTGAGATTGGTATTTCTGCTGAAAGGATCACAAAAGACTTTGTACAATCTTTGTCGACTCTAATGGTTTATGGTCGAGAGGCGTTTGATGTTTTTAGTGGAATTGCAGCAGCGGCAAAAGCGGCTGAAGTTGCAACATCAACTCTTTTAACAATCGCATCCAAATTTGATACATTCGCAGGTTCTGCTGAAGGTGTTGGTAAACTAAATGCTCTTCTTGGAACTCAACTATCAACAACCGAAATGCTTATGGCGACAGAAGACGAACGTATTCGAATGCTGGTAGAGTCCGTTCAATCTCAAGGTGTTGCATTTAGGGATATGGATCGTTTTACTCAAAAAGCAATTGCGAATGCTGCTGGTATAACAGATATGGCTGAGGCGAATAAAATTTTCGGTATGTCTTTGAAGGCTTATGATGAAAACGAAAGAAAACTAAAAGCTTCAAAGGATGCTCAACAAAAGTTTGACGATGCAGTATCGAAAACGGTCAAGGTAACTGAAAAATTACAATTGCTAGGTGCCTCAATCGTTGTTGCTCTTGAACCATTTTTTGAGATGATCGCAACTGGAGCTGATTATTTAACGGAATTCTTTAACTCTATGTCTACAGAAGGCAGAGAAAGACTCGGCGGAGTTTTAGCTATATTTTCCGGATTTGTTATGGCTTGGCCTATTTTGAAACTGGTTTTTGGTGGCATAAGCTTGTTTGGGTCGGTAACAATGCCTCTCCTTGCCGCAGGTGGTACTGCTGCAGGTGCTGGTCTGGCTTCAACAGCAGCAGGAATGGAAGCCGCAGGAGCAGCTGGGAGTATGAGCGCGGCTGGTGTTGCATCGTTTGGAGTAGCTCTTGCTGAAATAGGGCTGGTCATAGCTGGTGTTGTTCTTAGTTTGTCCCTTCTGGTCGGAGCAGTGGCTCTTGCTGGTAAAGCATTCGCAACTACAAAATTTGATGTCCAAACCGCTGAGGCAGAAGCTAAAATGGCGGAGTTTCATTCAAAGACTGCTCAAGCAGCTTCGGCTATTGTGAATGGCGATCATGAAGCTGCATTAGAATCAATAAAAGCTATTGTCGGAGAGATGAATAAATTAGGAGAGACAGTTGAAGTTAGGTCAACAATTGAGAATCTTGCTCTAATTACTGCTGGAAAAGCATCTAGTATGACCGGAGAGAGAATCACAGCCTCTCAAACAAATGTAACAGCTAACGTTAAAAATTTCTTTGAAGGGATGGAGATGAACATCAAAGTTGATGGAGCCACCTTCAAAGGGTATGTAGAATCGGTAGCCGCTGATGTAATCGATGGGAGATAGCAATGGCCTTTAAAGAAAGATATTCACGAGAAAAGAGAGCGGTATTGCAAATAAGATCCGCTCAAGACACAAGTTTGCTAGTAGAGTTCCCAGCGTTTTTAACATCACTCACAAATTCATTCTCATCAACATGGAATGAAGAACAAGTATATGGTAGACAAGATCCAATTGGAACATTTCAATCTACGAAGAGGACTTTGAATGTTGGATTTGACATAGTTTCAAACAATTCCGAAGATGCTCGAAAAAATATGGAAATGATTAATAAAGTAACTAGAATGCTATATCCTTCATATTCTGGTGTAGATAATGCGTTGGTATTATCAAAGGCTCCATTGGTAGAGATTAAATTTGGAAACTTAATACAAGATCAAAATGAAAGCGACAACTTTCTCTTGGGGTGGATATCAACATGGTCAGCTAACCCAGTCTTAGAAATGGGAATGTTTACTCCAAATGCTGGAGAATTTTTTCCAAAAGTATATAATGCAACGCTTGATTTTACGCCACAGCACCGAAGAGATTTAGCTTTTAATAAAGGTGCAACTGGAAATCCAATCAAGTTTCCATATGATGGAGGTTCATAATGTCTAGATATAACGGTAGAAGGAAGGCTATAAATAAATCGGAACAGTGGGAAAAAACTCTTGAAGATAGAGGACTTAAGGAAGTCGAACAATATGTGACTCCTAGGTTTAAAAACTTAACAGAAGAGCAAATAGCTAGAGTTAGAACAAAAGACTATATTTGGAAAAGTGGAGACAAATTGTGGAGACTTGCCGCTAAAGAATTTGGAGATCCAACATTATGGTGGGTGATCGCAAAACTAAATAATAAACCTACTGAAGTATTATATGAAATTGGAGATATAGTGAAAATACCTTTGAATATATCGGTCGCACTTGAGGTGTTGGGATGAGCCTTGAAGATGGAAGAGTAACGGAAGAACAGTTAAAAAAACTAGCCAAACTTGCTCAACAGTTTGCACCAGATCCAGCCGCTGCAGCATGGTGGGGAAATGCATTCACTATTGGAGCCGCAGCCATCGTTGGTCTCGGAGCCATAGTTTTATCTGGAGGTTTAGCTATTGGTGCTGTTGCAGGAGTAGTGCTTGTCGGCACAACAGCAATAAACTGGGGCTGGTTTGGAGATATTGCCGGCGAAGCTATCGCAGAATATACAGATAGCAGCTACACAAATGGTGGAAAAAACGATTTTGTAAATCACTCTTTTTACGATATGATCGCTTCTTTTGTCTCATTGGATGAAGATTCGGAAGATAAAACCTATGTCCTTGCTAACAACTTAATTTCAGCAGCAGAAGAATATTCAATTAACGATAGATACATTGGATTTCTACCATTTGACCCAAGAGACTCAGACAACAGAGAGCAGATCGTAGAAGATTTAAGAAAAGACGCTTCATCAAACTTCATGGTCGGAGCAGCAATAGATATTTTAAGAGAAAACAAAGAGATAGTATATGCTGAAAAAGTAGGAACTGTTCTTTTCCCAGATGAAGGTCTTCCATCAAAAACATTTAATCATGATTCAACAAAAGCCGCTTCTTTTGGAGATGCAGAAAGATCAAAGAAGAGATTTATTTTTGACAAGATAATCAAACTGGTTGAGTCAAAAGATGCAAGAACAATCATCAATAATAAATTAATCGCAACAATTATACAAAATGGATACACATTTGAAGATTTTAATATCAGGGTTGGAGAAACACTAAACGAAAGAATAAAAAGCAAATATGCTTTCGAAATAAACCTACCGCAATATCAGTGGTTACTAGCTATTGCACACGCAACGAATGATGGGAATGTATTAAAGATACAGAATAATGGCGCTAATGCAAATGGAAATTTATATCCAAAAGATGCACAGAAAGGTGTTCGAGTTAGAGTCATTAATTCAACACCAGCAGGTAGAGACGAGTCCTTCAATACAAATATATTTAACTTAAAAATAAATTGGCCAGCTTCGATACAAGATTCAGAAGGATATGATAAGCTAGTTGAAGACTTTAATGTTTTTTCTGATATTATATTGTCTTCTTATGAGTTCAAATCAAAGACGACATTCGGCGTTGATTCTTTTGGAGATTTTGTTGCAGGCTCTTTAAGGTCAATCTTTGGTATTGAAGAGGGCGAATATTACGAGAAAAAGAGGGCTCCAAGTGAATTTGTAGACTTCTTGATGAGACAAAAATACATAGAATTCATTACAAACACTCTAGCGGATTCTGAAGATGATAACAAGTTGGATACAACTATAGGTAATCACTTCAAAAATTCTTATCTAGAAGATTCAAATAATAAGAATTTTTTAGATCAACTGCTTTCCGTGTTTGTTATTGACAAAGAGTTGATAAGAAGAGTTGAGCTTTTCAAACTTCTCGAAAATCTTGAAAACGAAGACCAACTAACCCCAGAACTACTAGCGGATGTTGAGAAAAAATCCATAGACGCTTGGACTAGTGGACAATTTTCAGAGTCAGCTACCGATATATCCGAAGTAGATTTGAATAGTAGACAAAAGTTCTTTAAACAATGCGCATTGATGTTAAATATAGATGAGTTATCAGAAAAATATCGAGAAGTAATTAACAAAAAATACAAAGACTCAGTTCCGTTTGATGGAAGATTTATAATGGCTGGTTGTTCTTCAAATCAGGAAACATTAATTTCTAAATTAGTATCTTCGAGTAAAGAACAAGAACTATTTGAACTAAAGCCATATCAAATGTCCGAGATGGTTCCTAAAATTAGACTATTCAAGGTGTATGAATCAGGCGATAACAAAGGAATAAAAGAAGTGGAATTTCTATTCGATAGAGAATCTAAGATAGATAGAAGCCCTTCCGAAACATTTATGAGCGCAGAAATAGACAAAGGAAGTGGTGTTGGTCTGAAAGAATTTTCTTTTGAGTTTAATGGTACCAATCCTGCGGAGGCGCGAAACGATATTAAAGCAAATCTTACACTTTTCTTTCAATCTTTTGTTGATTTTATAAGATGGAGATGGAATGGTAGAGATAAGTTTAGATATGTTGATTTAGTAATGCAACCAAGCAACAGAGACAATAGTCCCTATGGAGTCAAACTACAGAGTGGAAGACATTATGACCCAATGTTTTATAGAATACGAGCAGAAGTTGGGTACTATACTCCAGATAGTGCTAGTGCGGATTTGCGAGACGCCATTAGATCCTCTAATAAGTCTTTCTTTTTAACCATGGTTGATCATGATATATCATTTTCTAATGATGGCAGCGTTACAGTGTCTATATCATACAGAGCATATATGGAGTCATTGCTGCAACATCCAAAAATGGACGCCCTAGCTTCACCGGAGCTAATAGCAAAAAGAGAAGCTAATGAAACATTATTTTTAGAACAAATACAGAAAAAAGAATGTACAAATGATCAAATTAGAGAACTACAAATATCATTACAAGCACAAGAAGAAGTATTAATCAAACAATCATTATCCTCAATCATTAAGAGATTGATGGATAGAGATGTAATATATAGTGCACTTGTAAATCGTGGCCACAAAGATTTCTTTTCAAAGCATGGTTATTTCAAAGAATGCGATTTGGAATATGGAAGCACTGATGAAGAAGATACTACGCTAATTCAAGTTTTAAAAACAGAATTACCAGAAAAATCTGATGACTTTGATTTTATAGATTCAGGCTCTAGAGCAATATCTTTCTTTTATTTCGGGGATTTATTGTATACGATATTAGATTGTATATATGTAAACGAGTCGACGCCAAGATATGGATTAGATAATATAAAAATAATCTTGGGATCATTCGAATTTTCAATACTTCAATCAAAAGCAGCACAAGTAGGTGTCTATAATATAGCAGAGCTACCAATATCTATTGACTTTTTCTCTAGATGGTTTGTAGATAATGTTACAAGTCAGAAAGATACAAGAAAATCATTCCCCGTATTGAGATTCATAAGAACATTATCTGATCAATTAGTAAGAAAGTCTTTGATTGAAAACTGTGTCGATAAAAAAATAACAAGCTCTCTGAGATTTCAGACGGGGCAAGTTACCGCGTATGATAGTGAAAAAGAACCGCTGATTAATACAGCTAAGAATTCTCTGAGATCTGGAAATATAGCTATAAATGTTGACAATAACAGGGGAGCAGGAAAAGAGTTGCCCTTAAATGGTGGAGGTGCAAGTGACTCAACAAAGGTAGAAAATTATTATAACTATATTGTTTTGGCGGCTGTTGGATCATCACTATCCTTTTCTGGTAGTGGAAACTATTGGGATGATATAGATCAAAGTAGATTTCACATTCACGTTGGACAAGATTCAGGTTTGGTTAAATCTATATCACTTACCAAATCAGATCAGCAATATATTCGAGAAGCAAGATTCGCACAAAATGGTATCAATGGATTTTCACAACTTGCAGCCGTTTACATTGCGAATATAGAAATGTATGGAAATACAATATTTTATCCAGGAATGGAATTTTTCTTCAATCCATATGGTCTTGGTGGCGGGGCTGATTTTGGAATACCGCAAGAAAAAGACTCAATTGCAAATCAATTGGGTATTGGAGGTTACCACACAATCATATCAGTTAAGTCAAAAATAACTCCGGGCAAATTTACAACGTCAATATCTGGTCAGCAATACTTCTCCGGAGCTGAAGAGGATAGAGAAGGAAACATGATTAGAAAGAAAAATTATGGACAAAACATAGAAGAATATAGTGCGGATAATAAAAATGAGTCAGCATGTAATGACGTCATCCTAGAAGTTCAAAACTATCAATTTGAAGATGAAGAAGTTGAGAACTCAAACAATAGCGTACAGAATCCACAACAAGAAATAGTTGAAGTTGTCGGTCCAGTCAATGCAGAAGTTACCGTTGAGTTGAATGAGGCGGCAGAACCAAATGTTTTGGAAGTTGATTCCGATTATACTTATTATGTAGATGATGAAGTTGGAGAAAGAATTGGAACTTTAACTGTTTATGATGACGGTACATCATTGTTTACTTATTTTGATGACGATAATGTACAAGTTTTTGTGAGGGTTTAATCTAAATGGCTGAATTTAATGGTAAAAATAACCTAAAAACTTCCAGATTGGCTTTTGAGAGAGCGAAATATAGAGCACAAGCTTTCAAAGAAGATTATGAACATGTTTATGATTTTGGTTTTGCAGAAAGGACATTCTATGGTAGGGTCAATAGGATGTTGGAACCTGTTGTTCCAAATGAAAATTTTCTAAGACCAATAAGTATTACTGGGGAAGATATCCCTACGGCAAGAGCTATGAATTTTGTAGTCGATCAGTTCAAAGATTTGGAAATGCATTTTGCCAAAGCTTGTAGGATGGGTGTGATTCCCAATGATGATCCAATTCTCTCCTCATTAAGAGTGAAAAGAGCATATTCAAATCCGATCACGGCATTCACCGATGTATCTGAAAAAAATATGAGAAATCTATTGGATGAATATATCATGCCCCACAAAGAAAAAATCAATAATTTCAATGACTTCTTAAGAATATTTATGGATATTTACATTGGTTCAGATATAAATAGAACAATTATATTATCCGATTTCATGAAATCAAAAAATTCAAACATATTTCATTCTGGATTGGCTATAGATATAGCCAACTTAGATTTTTCGGAAGATGCAATGAAAGAGCAGATGATGCTTAATTCTCCTGCTTTTAACTATTATATGAATTTAACAAAACAATATGGATTTAGAGTTGATCAAAATAATCCGGGAGTTATAGTATCAGACTTAGCTTCACCTGTAACTTCTGAATATAGATCCAGATATCTACTTCAAACAGTTCAATCAGTATTTGATAAACAATATTTTAAAGCATGTATTTTAGATTTAAATCACTTAGAGAAGTTATTGATAGATACATATAATTCTTATGTGTTTTTAAATCCATATAATACAAATTATAAAACATGTAATGATAATACAATAGCATCTGTTATTAATATTAAAAATATAGATTATGTAGATTATAATAATATATTATTAATATATATAAATATGCGAAATTTTTTTGAGGGTTCCCCATTATCCCGATCCTCTCAGGAGCAGATTACTAGAATGGCTCAGAGCATCGGAAAGTACGATAAAGAAAGGGCCTCCACCTATATCGAAGATCAGTTTAAGAGATTTTATAATCAAAAAGACGGGTCTCTGACTTATTTTACAAAAAGAATAAAAAATACTTGACAAGCTACCTCCAGTGTGTTATCTTGTAATTGATCGCTACAATACATTATAACACATTTCGGAGGACAGTGCAAATGTTTTTTCAACTTTTAGACAACAAATTTGATTGTGCAGGAACCTATATCGATGGATCCTTCATTTGGGATAAGATACCAGATGGATTATCGAAAACATGGTCCTACTCAGATCATTTATACGGCATGGATATTGACTACGCTCAGCTGCTGGTTGCCGGCAAGTCACTAAATGACATATGTCCAGACCATTTGATGCAACGTTGGGAGGACTCTAATCGTATTTTGAAGAGTCACTACAAAGCAATAACGACATCATCAATCAATGTTTCTGATGTTTGTTTTTACGATCTCATCCCGCGGAAACACCTTCAATATTACTTCGATACTAAAAATGAAATAACAAAGTGGGTGTTTGAGAATGTCGAAAGACCAGAGCACTATAGTTTATTGAAAAGAGCACAAGCATCTGTAAAAGAATTAAGAAAACACCCAGTTAACCTGAATTCTTTTGCAGTCTATATTTCTAGTGCCGACGACCCAAAAGCAAAACATCTCTACGACCAATTTGGGGAGACAACTCCTTATGTCGACTATGATATCTTTGGGACAGTCACTGGTCGATTAACAACAAAGAAAAACTCGTTCCCAATCTTGAACCTTAAGAAGGAACTTAAGAAACATGTGAGACCAAACAACGATGTGTTTCTAGAACTTGACTTCAACGCTGCTGAAGTCCGAACAATGCTTGCACTGCAAGGCCACGAACAACCTAAGGAGGACATTCATGAGTGGAATATCAAAAACGTATTTAAAAAAGATCTTAGCCGAGAAGAAGCAAAAACAAAATTATTCGCTTGGCTCTACAACCCAGATTCGAAAAATATCGAATCAAATTTCTATAACCGAGAAGACTTATTGGAAAAATATTATGATGGAGAAGCGGTTAAAACACCTTTCGGGAGGACAATTAATGCTCCCGTTCGCAAAGCCCTCAACTATCTACTCCAATCAAGTTCCTCAGATAACACCATCGACCGCTTTTGCAAAATTTCTAATTTTCTTAGGGCAACGAGATCCCATGTTGCTTTCGTTGTTCATGATAGCGTTATCATCGACTTACACAAAGATGACCGATTCTTAATTCCTCAATTGTCGGACATGTTTAGTGACACCAAACTAGGTAGATTTAAGGTGAACTGTTCTTTAGGCAAGAACCTTGGAGACATGAGGGAATTTAAGTGGAAGTTGGAGAGCTAGTTCTCATATCAAATAGCCCGTGGGAGTCGTCGTGTATATTTGGATATTCCAATGGAGATATCGCAATCATAATAGAATACGAGGACACCCCCTACCCCATAATACTACCATCTGTGAAAATTTTCATATTCAGATCGGAAAAATTCGCTATGGTACCAATAACATATTTAGAAAAGTTAGGAGTTTAAAATGATTCTAGTAGGACTAGGAGAAGCAGGAAAAAACATCGTCAATTTGTTCAAACCACATAGTAAAAATTACAAAGTCATAATTTTTGACGAAAATGACGGTATCGAACCTCAACAAACTGTTGAAGAATATGATGAACACCCAATAAAGATTACCTCTAAGGGTCTCAAATCTCACTCTGAAGGCATTTTGTTTCTTTGTGGGTCTGGTAAGATAGCTGGAGCATCATTACGTGTTCTAGAGGCCTTTCCGGACCACCAAATGAGCGTTGTTTACATCGTTCCAGACCTTGAGTTTGCTTCGAGAGAAGAAAAAATGAGACATCGAGTTCATTTTCACGTTCTTCAAGAGTATGCGAGATCAGGAAAGATAAAAGAGATGATAATTCTCGACAACAAGATGATGCTTAAGATAAACGGATCAGGGCCAATTGCAAATTACTACGAAAAAGTAAATTATTTTATCTATTCAACGCTACAGAATATGAATTATTGCAAAAACGTAAGGCCTGACTTTGGAAAACTTCATCATCCAAAAGATCACTCTAGAATATCAACAATTGGAGTTGCAAAACTACAAGACGCGGAAGAAAAAAAGCTTTTTCCACTTGACAACATAACTGAATCATGTTATTATATGAATATAGAAGAGGAGGACTTAGATAATGATGAAACTGTTTTACAAACATGTCAGCAAATTGTTAGAGAAAATATTTCCAAAAATCGAGAATCCTCTTTTGCTATTTGGAGATCATCTGATCCAAATTTTTACATCACAAAACACTTCACTCACCACATTCAAGAAAGATAATGAGATAGAAAAAATAATTAAATTCTACAATATCGGTAAGATGGAAAAAATAGGAGAATCCTATGGAATTTCTATTGTAATTATTAATGGAGCATATTGGGCCTGCGATAAGGATCTATCTGATAAATTGGAGAAATATATTTATGAAAAGAAGCGAACTGAAAAAAGAGCTAGCAAAGATGCTTGAGGTTGAAAGCAAAATTCTACTAGCAATGGCCTATCAAGAAGGCACAGAAAAAGAACAAATATATGTATGTTCGAAACTCTTTGAAGTTGCCGAGTATATTATGACTATAAAAAAATATTTAGAGGCAACAAAAGACAATGATTAAAATAATGGATTTGATCTGGTGTAATGAGAGGAAAATAACTGGTCAAGTGATGAGATTAAGGAGCGGAATAGCTTTAATTTATTTTGCTACCGGAGAAACAATTAGATATAATATAAAAGACATAAAGAAAGTCAATGGTCAATGGAGGATGAATGACTGAACAAATTTACTATTCGTTTTGGGGAACTGAAAGCGAAGAACACAAAGATTACTTTAAACAAATAAGTCTGATAGCAGACTGGATAGGCTATGCACTTATAGGCCCGAGAAGAAACCACTTTACTGGAGAGTTCATGACCTTATCAAACATCACAGTTCTACAAACAAAAGAGAAGTTTGGATCTCCGAGAGTCTATGTTCAATTCTCAGAAGAGAATCATCTTGAAGATGCAAAGCACTATCGACAAACTTACAAGACCGCAATTGAACTGTGGCCACAATATGAAAAGTCGATAAGAGAAGGAATGGACTATTCTGAATATCTTTTCGAGACAGAAGAAGAAGTTGCTCATTACATATCAGAACAAATGAAATGGCTTCAGCAAGGCAAGAGAGATGGCCACATTGATAATGACTTCTATATCGCAAGACTCGAACAAATTCAAGCAGAGTCAATTTTTTTAAAAAAAGTTTGCGACTTAACTTGACAACCATTTCATAATATGTTATATTATTAACATAACGTTGGAGGAAAGATGAAAAACGTTAACGGAACCGATGAGTTTAACCAGCTCACGCAACAAGGTTCTGTCTATGTTCAATTCTCGGCAAACTGGTGCGGACCATGCAAGATGCTTGCTCGCACTGTCGAAGACATTGAAGACACGGAGACAGACATTATATTTCTAAAAGTCGATGTTGACTCAAATCGAGAGTTAGCACAACAGTTCGGAGTTCGAAGCATTCCACGAGTCATCTTGATGAAAGATGGCGAACAAGTTGGAGAGTTCATGGGAGCAAAGAACAAAAATGATCTCGAAGAAATTTTGCAAAAAACTTTAAAATAATACTTGACAAGGTATAAAAACTATGTTATATTATATAAACAACAACAATGACTCAAAACAATATGGAGGTTTTATGAGCAACAACAATAATTCACAATCAATGACTGTATACACTGGTACTTTTGTTACCCAACGAGGTAGCCAACGAACCATGAACTTCGTTCGACCAAGCGAAGCACCAAGCGGAGTGTTTCCATCCATTAGTCGAGAACGAAACCTACAAGAAGGATATGAAACCGTTTATGATATTGATCGTCAAGCATATCGTACATTCAACTCCAACACTCAAGTTGGAGATGTTACATCGTCTACACAACAAGTTAGTGTAAACTTATTTTAAGCACCTCCTTGCTTATGTAATAAAGGTTTGCGGCTACCTCAAAAGGCCGCATTTTGCACTCATGGTGAAAGGGATATCATAGGAGACTTCTAATCTTTTGTTCCAGGTTCGAATCCTGGTGAGTGTACTCTTTTTTGGATAAACTTTTTACTTTATCCACTATTTATTAATAAATGGGGGAAATAAAAATGTCTATACCAAACGAAAAGCACTGTGCTAGGTGCAACAAAACACATTTATCAGAGAACTTCTACAGAAGAAGGCAGGGAACCGATCTTTCTCCTTATTGTAAGGTGTGCACAAAAGAACAAACTCTAGAACGACAAAGATCTTTTAAGAGAAAGTGTATCGAATATAAAGGCGGAGAGTGTATCCATTGTGGATATAACAAATATGATGGCGCCCTAGAGTTTCATCACTTAGATCCTTCTCAGAAAGACTTTTCAATTGCGAAAGCAAGACTCACATCTTTCTCAGACAAGGTAAAAGAGGAATTAGATAAATGTGTTTTGTTATGTGCTAACTGTCATAGGGAGCAACATGCGAGAGATAAAAATATTTTATAAAAATACTTGACAAGGTATTAAAACTATGTTATATTAATAATGTGCACGGTCACAGGTTCGAATCCTGTCGGGTGTACTTTTTTTCTAGAAAGTGAAAATCCTTAAAATTTTTTTTGACCATTTTTTGAGATTTTCACTTTTTTAAAAAACTTTACTTTTTTATTTGACAAACCATTTTAAATATGTTATATTGATAATATAAAACGAATTACAACGGGGGCGGGATGAAAAAATAGCCTGCCTACCTTAGTGATAAAACACAAAAAAATAGACAAACCAAGGAGTATATTATGGCTATTAATTTAGAAGCAATGCGAGCAAAACTAGAGCAATCAAAAACCGGCGGCAAACCAACTGCATCTGGACGTAAATCAACTATGTGGAAACCCGAAGCTGGTTCTCAACATATTCGAATTCTTCCAACTGCTGATGGTGATCCGTTCCGTGAATTCCACTTTCACTACAATGTAGGAAAGAATCCGGGAATCTACTGTAACAAACGAAACGACGGAGGCGAGTGTGCTATTTGCGACTTTGCATCAAAACTTTGGCGTGACGGTGTTGAGAATGACGATCAAAATCTCAAGAATGAAGCTAAAAAGTTGTTTGCTCGAAAGCGTTATTATTCACCAGTTCTTGTTCGAGGAGCTGAAGCTGAAGGTGTACGAATCTGGGCTTATGGTAAGACTGCTTATGAAACCCTTTTGGGATATGTATTGGACCCTGACTATGGAGATATTACAGACCCACAAACTGGTACAGACATTAAGTTGACTTATACATTAGCATCTGGTCCGGGAGCCTTCCCCAAAACAGCTTTGCAACCTCGACGTCGACCATCTGTATTATGTGACGATGCCGTGGCTGACTGTCAAGATCTTTTGGACTCTGTTCCTGTTATCGACAACTTATTTGATCGAAAAACTCCAGAGGAAGTTCAGACTTTGTTGGATGGTTACTTGTCCTCCGATCACTCAGCAGAGTCATCTTCCAGCGAGTCTCAAAAGTACACACAACAAACTGGGGATAGTGTAGATGAAGCATTTGCAGCTTTTATGCAGGATGAATAAGTCATAGACCTCCTGTGTTGTTAAGGGTTTGGCCGTCTTCCCTTGGTTAAAAAGACGGTCTTTTTGCTATCATTTAGCAGCCTCCTCGTGGCGATAGTGGTAACAACTTAGGTTGGCTGATGCTAAGTCCTTATCGATAAAGTCCAGCAGAAATATGAACTTTATTGATGTTAATTTAAAAAGCAATTAATCTATAGGAGATATTATGCAAAAACATAAAGTATTTGACTTCGTAAGAAACGAAGCTCACAAGATTCACATTGACCGAGCATTCCAAAGAAAAGCTTGTTGGTCAAACGATACATGTAGAGAATTTATTATTTCTGCGAATCGAGGCAGAACCCCATACCCAATCGTAGTTGCAGATGTAGCAACTGGAATTGAATACTCAGAAGAACAAGCATCTCTATATTCAGTTGAAAAATATCAAGAAGCAAAAGTTCTTAGAAAAGACTATATTTCTCTTGATGGACAAAATAGAGTTGAAGCTTGGCGACGATTGTTTGATGATGAGCTAACCCTCACTGGAACTTTCATCGATGCTGACGGTGCAGAGGTTGGAGTAAAGAATAAGTATTATGGCGACCTCCCTGTTCGATTGCAGGACGCTCTTCGAGATACTGAAATCTCAGTTAGTTTTATGAATCGATGCTTATATTCAGATTTGCACGATATCTTTGTTAATATTAACTCTGGGGAACCACTAAATTCTCAAGAGAAGAGAAATGCAATCAATACTCCTATTTCTGAATTCCTGAGAAAAATTTCAGAAAGAAACGATATAGCAGAGATGTGGCCTAAGATTAGCGGATTTAATGATGAAAACATTAAGCGGTCTCAAGACACGGAATGGACTACTCTTGCTTATGTTGGCTCTTTGCGTGAATATGAAATGGATGGAAGAGATTCTAAGTTAGATGAGTTTTATCTTTTGGGTAAAGGAAAATTAAACAAAGATGTTAAGCAATATTCTAATTATTACAGAACTAGATTCAGTAACATACTGAGTGTGGTCTCTAACTTAGTGAAAAATTGCAAAATCCATACCGGAAAAGGTATCGCACAAAAACACTTTTGGGCCTTCCTTATGGTATCGGAATATCTTTATGATAATAACATTATTATACCAGACTATGAGGGACTATCTAACTTAATTGTTTCTGTAGATGAATCTTTGTCTCGAGAATCTAACATTCAGTTTAGTAAAGATATTGAGCTAGCTGAATCAAAGAAGAAAGATCTCCCGCAAAAATCAAGCTACTATTTTTTCCATCAAAGTAACTACAAGTCACAAAACAGTAGAAAAACACGCAGAGATGCACTTATTGATCGCTTAATTAAATCTGAAGAATTTTTGCAATTTTTGGAAGAATCTGAAGAGATAGCATAAAATATATACCGCAGGAAGGCACGGGTCAACAGGTGCCTTACATATAAAATATAAAACTAGGAGTTAAAATGACTAAATTATTAATGACACTATTCTTTGCATGCGGAGATAAAGAAGAACAAGTAGATACTTCATCAACTGAGGAAGTTGTTGAGGAAACTACAGAAGAAACAGGCTCTGAAGAACAAACTGAAGAGACTGGCTCAACTGAAGAAGAAGGCGAAGACACCGCTTCCTCACAGGAGCAATAATGACTAAAGCTGGTAAGATTGATATCTCAGCCATGAAAAAGTTCGTCAACAAGAAAGTTGGCCTAGACATTGCTCATGATCTAAATGAAGATAATCCTACCACGGTTAAAGAATGGATTCCAACTGGTTCTCGCTGGTTGGATTCTATTATCTGCCGAGGACAGATGGCCGGAATCCCTGTGGGTAAAATCACAGAACTAGCTGGCCTATCTTCAGCCGGCAAGTCCTATATGGCTTGTCAAATAGCAGCTCAAGCTCAAAAATTAGGACACTTTGTTGTTTACTTTGATGCCGAGTCTGCTATTGACCCAAAATTCTTGACAAATTCTGGAGTGGATATAAATGATGATTTCATGTATATTCAAGCGGTATCTGTTGAGAAAACTTTGGAGACGATTGAGGATCTAATGACTGAATACCCAGAGCAGCAGTTTTTGTTTATCTGGGATTCAATTGCTGCGACTTCTCCGGAGAAGGACATTGAAGGTGACTTTAATCCTCAGTCGTCAATGGCTGTAAAGGCCCGTATCTTTACAAAAGCTTTCCCAAAGCTTACTATCCCATTGGCCAATCAGCAATGCACTTTGCTGTTAATCAATCAACTTAAAACAAACATCACATCTAATGTTGCAGAAGCAATGACAACGCCTTATATCGCTCCCGGCGGTAAAGCAATTGAATACTTCTGCTCACTCAGAATATGGCTTACAAAGCGTAAAGCAAAAGCTGCTTATGTAACAGACTCTAGTGGTCTACGCATTGGTTCTGAGGTGAAATGTAAAGTTGAAAAGTCTCGCTTTGGTTCTGAAGGTCGCACATGTGGCTTTAAGATCCTGTGGGGCAAAGATGTCGGTATCCAAGATGAAGAATCATGGCTAGAAGCATTGAGAGTCTCCGAAACGGAACGTTTCAAAGGTGGCGCTTGGAACAAGATCTATGACCAGAACGGCAAAGAATTTAAGTTTCAACGCAGTCAATGGCTTGAAAAACTTCAAGACGATGAGTTTAGAGCTTGCGTCTTTGATATCATGGATGAAGAGATCATCAAAAAGTTCGAGTCTGAAGGTAAGAACTTCAACATCGACGAAGAGTCCGAAGAAAGTTAATTCTTGAAGGAATCTCATTAAGCCCCGTTGGTTCGCCTTCGGGGTTTTTTGTTTTTTATACTTGACAAACAACTATCTTTGTGTTATATTATTAACATAACGCTGGAGGACAAATGAAATTAGTAAAATGCCAATGCCCGCATGACGGGAAGATCTTCTATGGGAGATTGATAAAAGAAACCGAACACAAGTTCATAATGGCAATCGGAAAACGTGGAATTGAAATGCACTTTCCAAAAGCAACGCACACTTACACAGTCTTGGAGGACAAATGAAGAACGTTATTATTATTGACGCGTTGAACATGTTTCTGCGCTCATACGTGATCTCACCCCATCTCGATAAAAAAGGGTGGCCCATAGGAGGCACAATTGGCTTTTTAAAGAGCCTTCAAAAGGTGGCTAGGGATTTTGACGCTGATGAGATTATCGTCGCTTGGGATGGCCATGAGGGCTCTCAAAGACGCCGTTCTATGAACAGTGACTACAAAGGTGGACGAAAACCTGTGAGATTCAATCGACGTATGGTTGAGTTGCCCGAGGACAAAGAAGAGGCCAACAAAGGTTATCAGCAAATAAGATTGATGGAATATTTAAATGAAGTGCCCGTCATTCAACTTGTAGCAGACTTTACAGAGGCGGATGATATTATTGCTTTAGTAATCAACCATCCTCGATATAAAGATTGGAAAAAAACGATTATATCAAGCGATAAAGACTTCTTTCAATTATGTCGAGATGACGTTCAAATTTATCGACCAATTCAAAAGAAGATTATAACAAAGCAAAGCATTATCGATGACTTTAATATTCATCCAAAAAACTTTGCTTTAGCAAGAGCGATTGAGGGCGATAAATCAGACAACTTGCAAGGAATTCAGGGAGCAGGTCTTAAGACAATTGCAAAGAGGTTTCCATATCTCATTCGAGAAGATGAATATGTTGTAGAGGACATTATTAGAGATTGTGCTATGCAAGGTAAGAAGCTCAAGATTCATGAGAACATTCAAAATAATGAAAAACTCATCAAGGATAACTATGCGATTATGCAACTTCAATATCCAAATATTCGACCTATGAACAGGGAAATAATAAACAAGGCCATAGTCGACTTTGAGCCTTTTTTCAATAAAATAAAATTTACACAGATGCTTTCTGAAGATGATGCAGTTAGTCTCAACTTCACAGCATTGCAACAAATATTTCACAGAATAAAAAGATAAAAATACTTGACACATGAGTGTGAACAGGTTATACTTACATAACCATTGGAGGACAAATGGAATTACACAATAATGAAACTTTTATGCGCTTTGGAAAAAACTTTCAAGAAAAACTGGCGCAACTTATGCTCGAAGACAGACCTTTCTTTGATCAAATAATGGAGGTTTTAGATATAAACTTTTTTGAATTAAAATATCTTCAAATCTTTGCCCAAACTCTTGTAAACTATCGAGATAAATACAATACACATCCAAACTCAGAAGTCATGATGTCTTTGTTGAGAACAGAGTTGAATCATCATGATAAAGCAACTGCTCAACAAGTTCGTGAGTTCTATGCTCGCATCCACACATCAGACGGCGTAGAGGAAGCTGCGTTCATCAAAGATAAGGCAATCGACTTTTGTCGTAAACAAGTGTTGAAAGGAGCAATGATAAAATCAGCATCTTTGCTTAAGTCGTCATCATTTGAAGAGATCGAGAAAGTGATCAAGGAGGCCTTAGTTCTTGGAACCGACAATAACTTTGGCCACGACTTTCGTAAAGATTTGCTTAAACGTTTTGAATTGGTTTCAAGAGATCCAATCTCAACTGGATGGGCTCGAATGGATGAGATTTGCAAGGGAGGTCTTGGAAAGTCCGAATTGGGTGTCGTCATTGCTCCTACTGGTGCTGGTAAGTCTATGGTCCTCGTTCATCTCGCAACTCAAGCTTTACTTGAAGGAAAAACTGTTGTCTATTATACCTTGGAGCTCAAAGATACTGTCGTCGGTCAACGCTTTGACTGCTGCATATCAGACATTCCTCTCCAAGAGCATAGAATGAGACAAAAAGAAATTGTACACAAAATTAAAGATATTGAAGGTACTCTGATAATTAAAGAGTATCCAACAAAGTCTGCCTCAGTGCAAACTCTCAAGAACCACATTGAGAAGTTGCGCAAAAGAGGCATCGAACCAGACATGGTGTTGGTAGATTATGCGGACCTTTTGCGTCCCGTTAGGAGTTCAGGTGAAAAACGACACGAATTGGAAGAAACTTACGAAGGCCTTCGAGGACTTGCTCAAACCTATGAGTTTCCCATTTGGACCGCTTCCCAAACCAATCGTGGGGGGCTCAACGCGGAAGTCATCACGATGGAAGCGATCTCGGAAGCGTTCAACAAATGCTTCGTAGCGGACTTCATCTTCTCTTTATCAAGAACGGTGCAAGATAAGCAAGCCAATAAAGGTCGCTTATTTGTCGCAAAAAACCGAAATGGACCTGATGGTCTCGTATTCGATGCTTTTGTTGACTGGTCTGATGTTACAATCAACATTCTTGACCGAGACGAAAGCGCCGAGAAACTGCAAAGTACATCAGATGCCTTGCAGATGCTAAAAGATAAATACACACAACTAAAAGCCAAGTAACAGGAGCACAACAATGGATTTAGAAAAAAAGATTTTGTCGGACATCACGGTCCACATGAAATATGCCCGTTTTCTCGAAGATAAAAACCGTCGAGAAAACTGGGACGAATTGGTTACCAGAAACATGGAAATGCATATCAAAAAATTTCCTAGTTTAGAGCAAGAGATTCGCGAGAACTACAAGTTTGTTTATGACAAGAAGGTTCTTCCGTCAATGCGCTCAATGCAGTTCGGAGGAAAACCTATCGAGGTATCTCCAAACCGTATTTTCAATTGCGCTTATGCCCCCGCAGATGACCCTCGTGTTTTCGGAGAAATTATGTTTTTACTCCTTGGAGGAACTGGCGTTGGCTATTCAGTTCAGCGACATCATGTCGAAAATCTTCCAGAGATTAGAAAACCAACCTCAGGAAGAACCCGACGTTTTTTGATTGGAGACTCCATTGAGGGCTGGGCCGATGCTGTTAAAGCGCTCGTAATGTCTTATTTTAAAGGAACATCAAAGATTAGATTCGACTTCTCAGATATCCGTCCAAAGGGTGCAAGACTAGTTACATCCGGCGGAAAGGCACCTGGCCCGCAGCCATTAAGAGAGTGTCTTGTAAAAGTGGAGGGAATTTTAGATGGAAAAGAAAACGGAGACAAACTTTCGCCTATTGAGGTTCATGATATCATCTGCCATATTGCGGATGCGGTTTTGGCCGGAGGTATTCGTCGAGCTGCTCTCATTTCTCTATTCAGTGCTGATGACGAAGACATGCTTAGTGCAAAAACCGGAGCATGGTGGGAACTTAATCCCCAACGAGGACGAGCTAACAACTCCGTAGTTGTAATGCGTCATCGCATTGATAAACCGACATTTATGGACTTGTGGAAGCGAGTCGAAGAGTCTCGCTCAGGAGAGCCGGGATTCTATTTCTCAAACGATAAAGACTGGGGCTGTAACCCATGTTGCGAGATCGGTCTTCGTCCTTTCCAATTCTGTAACTTGGTTGAAATCAATGTTTCAGACGTAAGCACTCAAGACGAACTCAACGATCGTTCTCGTGCTGCGTCGTTTATCGGAACACTGCAAGCTTCTTATACGGACTTTCATTACCTCAGACCAATCTGGCAACGCACAACAGAGAAAGATGCTCTGATTGGAGTTTCAATGACTGGAATTGCATCTGGAGAAGTCCTCAAGTTGAACATGACCGAAGCATCATTGGAAGTCTCCAAAATGAACCGACAAGTTGCGATGCAGATTGGAATTAACTCTGCCGCTCGCCAAACATGTGTTAAGCCAGCAGGCACAACATCGTTGACTCTAGGAACATCATCTGGAATTCATGCATGGCACAATGACTATTACATTCGTCGTTTGCGTGTTGGAAAGAACGAAGCCATCTATCATTATTTGGCCGCTAACCTACCTGAGCTGCTCGAGGACTGCCGTTTCCGTCCACACGACACTGCTATCCTATCTGTTCCTCAAAAGGCGCCTGAAGGGGCAATTACGCGCCACGAGAGCGCACTTGATTTGCTCGAGAGAGTAAAGAAAGTTTCAGCAGAATGGATCAAATCGGGCCATAAGCGAGGAAGTAACACTCATAACGTTTCAGCAACCGTAACCATCAAAGATGATGAATGGGAAACTGTTGGAGAGTGGATGTGGAATAATCGCGGTGTCTACAATGGATTGAGTGTGCTACCTTATTCTGACCACAGTTACGTCCAAGCGCCCTTTGAAGATTGTGATGTTGAGACTTATGAAAAGATGCTCTCTTTGGTCAAAAACGTAGACTTGAACCTAGTTATAGAAGCAGAAGATGAAACCGATTTATCAGGCGAAATTGCTTGCGGAGGCGGTGGATCCTGCGAAATCTTTTAACAGGAGAAATTTATGAGAGAACAATTGGAAAGAATTATTCGCAATTTGACTGAGATCAAAGAAGATCTCGATAAAGTGGAAGCTGGATCTTATGGTTTTA